ACCATATTATCGGACTGAACGGTGCAACATCGAGCGGGTACGAAAGCAGTATCACGTTCTCGACGGACATAGCGTGGAACGTGGCCGCGTGCGAGGCATATGCGACGGAGGCAATCCTTGACTATAACATTCCTTGCGAAGCCTATGCAGCAGAGGCTATCCTTGCATATAACGCTCCGTGTGAAGCGTATGCCACCGAAACCATCCTCGATTACAGTGTGTTCGCAGAAGCATACGCGACCGAAGTCATCTTGGACTATGTTCCTTCGACAACTCCCTGCGAGGTCTATTGCGCTGAAGCCATCCTCGATTATGAATTTCCTCCGTGCGAAGCATATGCGGCGGAAGCAATCTTGGATTATGTTGGACTCGCAGAAGTCTATGCCGCAGAAACAATACTCAATTACGAACCTCCACCTTGCGAAGCTTACGCCGCTGAGGCGATACTGGACTATGTGGCTCCAGCGGAGGTCTACGCCACAGAAGCCATTCTCAGTTACGAGCCTCCCCCGTGTGAGGCATATGCTGCTGAGGCCATTCTCGATTACGAAATCTCCCCCCTCAACCCTTGCGAGGCATACGCCGCAGAAGCGGTCCTGGATTACACTCCGAACGTTCCATGCGAAGCTTATGCGGCCGAGGCCGTACTCGACTATGAGGTATTCGTCGGAGAACCCTGTGAGGCATACGCGGCAGAGATCATACTCGACTACAATATTTGGACGGGGGAGAATGAATGGAGTGCCTATTCCTTTTCCGGTTCACTTTCAATGCGTGCCGCAAGGATGCGGAGCGTCCGTCTTACGAAGGGGATAAGATGGTACCATCACTGAGGAAGTCATTGAATCGGTTACGAGATCCGAGCGGAGCTGGCAAATTCCGAGTCGCATATGGTGACCATCTGGACAGACTCTTCGTGGTCTTCAAAGAAGACATCAAGAAGCGCCTTGGAGTGCGAGAAATGGCCGAGCCGTCCTCAACAGCCACGACAATTGCTGAAACGTATGTCAAGCATAGTATCGAAGTGAATATCAGGATTCCGGCGAGACCTATCATTCAGACTGACATCACCAAAGCATACACGAAAGGTGCGCAGATGGGGACGAATTATCTGAATGCTGTCGGAATGAAGGCATCATACATTCAAGCACCAGTTGACCAGAAAGTGATATCGATTCTGCAACAGCGCAGTTACTCCGATCTAGACGGGATTACTCAGGCGATGTCGACCGATATTAACCGCAAGATAACCGACGGCGTGATGAATGGTTGGGGAGTGGAAGACATCGCGAGAGACATAGACGAATCAATAGATGGCATTGGTCGGGACCGGGCGCGTCTGCTCGCGCGTACAGAGACTATGACTGCTTTCAACCGAGCCGCACTTACACAATACGATAAGATCGGCGTAGACGAAGTCGAGTGGTATACAAGTCATCTGGAGAATGTCTGCGAGGACTGCGATGCATTAGACGGGCAGAGGTTCGCGATGGGCGAAGCACCGCCCTGTCCCTATCATCCGAACTGTCCGTGCATACTTCTTCCAGTCATAGAAACGGGAGTGAGAGGATGAAGACGAATCGAATTTGGAGATGGTTGATTGGCGAGAAAGGTCAACCGATTGTGAGAGAACGGGCATTAATCTCGAAGATCTCGGTGTGCCACCGATGCGGTCAGGTATTCGTCAACGAAGACGATGTGCCGAATCATCTCTGCGTAGCGGCAGATTACAACGCGACGTATTCATTTGATGCCGACACGACAGCGACGTGTACTCATCAATATCGAGATTTTACGATAATACAAGAGGAGGAGAAGAAGTAGATGCCATTCGCGGGATACACGAACTTCGCTGATTGCGTCGCGAAGAATAAGAATAAAGGCAGTCCCGAGGGATATTGCGCAGTCATCATGCGTAACGTCGAAGGGAAGCCGAAACAACACGAAGCGTTGGATGAAGATGCCTTCTACGAACAGCAAGAGGCGGCGGTTCTGGAAGAGATCCGAGATCTTGCAGCGACAGTCGGAGGTTTCAAATCTCCCGAACCCGGAGATCTTCCGAAGCACAAGGCGACTGTTCTCGCTCAGGTTTACGCTGATTGCCGTTCCGGACAGAAAGGGTCCGAGGCTCCTGCCGACAAAGAGAAGTGCGCCAAGATTGCATGGGCCGCAGTAAGGAGGATGGAGAATGTGTCGGAACATAAACCAGTCTCACAGACGAGAACATTGGAGATTTCAATCTCTCCCGGCAATTTCATCCGTTTGAAGAACGGCGGATTGCAGGTAAACAACATTGTCGCTCTGGCCGAGGGCACATGGACGGATTCGGCAATTGGGACGCCGTTGCATTACGGAGCGCGAATCCTTGAGAGGGACGCCTCGAATTGGATAGGCAGAGGCATCTGGACGAGGCACCAAGGTGGGTCGCCGAGGTCCATCACGGACAGAATTGGCATGATTAAGAATCCTCGATATGACGCAGATCAGAAGGCCATCGTCGTGGACGGAATATTCCATGGTAGATCGCAGGCCTCCAAAGACGTCATTCAAATGATTGAGGATGGAGAAGTCACCGACGTCTCCGCAGAGGTTGGTGGCAAGGAAGTCTGGAATGCAGAGACGAAGCGGTACGAGGCCGCTAGCTTGGCATTCTACGGTTTCGCGACAGTCGACCGTGGCGCGTGCACGGTTTGCAAGATGAAACGCAACGAGGCGGCTGAATGCGAACAACTAGAAGAAGAGGAGCGGAAGCAAATGGAGACAAAGGAACTAGAACAGAAACTCGCCGCTCTTGAGACCGAAAAGGTCGAGCTAGCCAAGAAAGCAGAAACTGAGAAAGCCGAGCTGACGAAGCAACTCGAAGCCGTTTCGAAGTCCAAGACCGACGAGGAATCCGCGCATAAGACAGCGATTGAGGTTATGACGGCCAAGATCGCCGAGTATGAAACGCGGGTTAAGGAGCTTGAGAAACAGGCTGTTCCGCCGATTACCAAGCCCGGTAATGGCGACAGTGCTCCCAAGCAAGTGACAGAGCTGGAGGTTCTAACTCCGGCCAGGATCTTGAACGGGGAGGTTTCTCGGGCCTAAACGCTTGAGAAAGGGAGGAACGAAACATGGCAACGGACAGACTAGCTTTCCCGACCATCAGTGGGCCAATACTGATTGGAGGGAAGAATGTGCAGACCTTCAAGGTCGGCGCAACTGCCGTAAAAGCTGGGCAGGTAGTCAGCATCTCAGCAGCGGGAGCGACCAGGACAGTCATTCCCTGCGTTGCAGAAGCTGGCTCTCAGCCAATAGGTGTCGCGCTCGAAGCTGGTGCTATCGGTCAACAGGTCGCGGTGGCTTGCATCGGATGCATCGCGAGAGTGAGCAATTACTCTAGCGATGTAGACATCGACTGCGGACATCCGGTGACAATGAACGACGCACTGACTCCGAATGGAGGAACAGTAATAGAATGTTCCGTAGCGTCGACAACCACGCAAGAACTCATCGGAGTTATGGTGGAAGATTCCACGGCGGCATCGTTGACTTTGGATGCCATGCTTGTGCTGTGCGGAGCCACTTTCGCTCATCACGCCTAGGAGGATGAAACATGGTAACTGACAGAACAAGTTTCCCAGTAGTGCGCACGACTGCGCCCATTGGGGATAGCATCAGAGGAGTCCACGTATCAGGCAACAATGTGGCATCCTTCAAGGTAGGAGCGACGGCGGTGAAGGCAGGACAAGTCGTAAGCATCTCTGCAACCGGACTCGACTTCACGGTAATACCGTGCATAGCAGAAGTGGGTTCGCAGCCAATAGGCGTAGCGGTAGCAGACGGAGCGGTCGGGTATCAGGTGCCCGTAGCGATGATCGGATGCATTGTGCGCGTGAGCAATTACGCCAGCGATGCAGATATTGACGCGAGTGAGCGCCTGACCTGGAATGACTGTGCCATAGGTGGCTCAGTGATAGCATGTTCAGGAGCCGACACTCAGAACATGGTCGGTAGAGCGTTGGAAGATGATACGGCGGCCAGCCTGT